TAAATCAGATTTATGGAATTAAAACTTACATATCACATAAGACCTATAGCACATCAATCAGTCAGAATGTCAAAAAAAGGCTACACATACACACCAAAAAATGTCGTTAAATATAAAAGGTCCATAGCTGAGCAGACCAAATCACAGTTACCCGAAGACTTTGTAATCATTAAACATAGTACGCCTATTACAGTAGAATATTTGCATTACATATACAAGTATCCAGCAAAGTGGCGTAAGAAAGATAAAGAAAACTTTACATTTAGAATATCTAGCCCTGATCTTCTTGACAATGTGAACAAAGCGTTTATGGACGCTTTGGAAGGTATTGTATTTGAGAATGATGCAAGTGTGTGTTATGTCAAAGAGCTAAAGAAATATTATGGAGATGAATATAAAATTGAATTAAAATTATTATATTAAGGGAGATGAACAGAAAAAAAATACCAGTTTATTCAGGCGTTTTAAATTATTTCCCAGACGCAATAAAAGAAGTGGCTAAGTGTAGCTATAAAGGCAACGAGCAACACAACCCTCACAAAATACTGCATTGGGATAGATCAAAGTCAGGAGATGAGCTTGACGCCTTAGCTAGACATTTATTACAAGCTGGGACTTTTGATGATGACGGTATTAGACATTCTGCTAAGGTTGCTTGGAGAGCACTAGCTAATTTACAAAAGGAACTAGAAAATGATACTAAATGAATTATCTAAACGAAATGAAGAGTGGCATAGGATAGCTCTCTCCATTTGTAAAGATGAACATTTAGCAAACGACCTAGTACAACTTATGTATTTCAGAATATTAAAGTACATAAAAGACATTGACAAAATAAAAGTCAATGGTAAAATAAACTCTTTATATATATATGTTACAATAAAAAATCTGTATTACCAGCACAAGAACGCCGAAAAGAAAAATACAAGATTACAGTACCAGGATTATGATAGTTTTGACGATAGCAATAATATAAACTATTATCCAATAAACTTGACGACATCCATTGATGATGAAAAAAATATGATCTTATATGAACAGGCTCATCAAAAACTAATTGACAAAATAGATAATGAAATAAAAACTTGGCATTGGTACGATGAGAAGCTTTTTAGATTATATTATTATACAGATAAGAGTTTAAGAAAGATTGCAAGTGAAACAGGCATATCATTAACAAGTATTTATAATTCTTGTAAGAATTATAAAATAATTATAGAGCAAAAGTTTGGAGAAGATGTTGCAGATTTCTTTAACAAAGATTACCATAAAATTAAATAATATGAAAAAACCAAAAGATAAAAGAACAAAAAAATATAAAGAGTGGAAAGAAAAATTCGACAACAAGTCTAAAGGACTTGGTGACGATATAGAAAAAATTACAAAAGCGACTGGCATAAAGACTGCTGTAAAGTGGGCACTAGGTGAGGATTGCGGCTGTGATGAAAGAAAAGAAAAGCTAAATAAATTATTTGATTACAGCAAGCCAGAGTGCTTGACTCAATCAGAATATATTTTTCTTGACAAAATGTTTAACACAAAAGGCAGTGTGCTTTCTGCTGACAAAGTTAGCAGGTCTATCAACATATATAACAGGGTGTTCAATGCACATCAAAGAGCCACAGGTTGTAGCTCTTGCTTTGTGTCAAACGTGTACAATCCACTGAAAAGATTATATGAAAACTATTAAAAGTGAGCTTGAGCTCTTTAATTATTTGAAGCTGTATCATTTTACAGATCTTGTAAAGTCAAGAAACAAGATGTCTAAGTGGGATTGTTATTCTAGCATATGGGGTTATCGCATTGAGCTTAAATGCAGAAAAAAACATTACGAGGATTTAATTATAGAAAAAAGTAAATATGATTATTTGATATCAGAATGTTTTGGGTCAGACGAAACACCTCTTTATATATGCAGCACCCCAAAAGGCATTTACTGTTATAATCTATTTCTTGCTGATCCAAGATGGGAAGTCAATAGTAAAAATCCAGCTACTACAAATTTTAGCAATAACGAAAGGGTAAAAAAAATAGTTGCCTATATCAATGTTGATAAAGCAACTAAATTAATATGAAGACAATAAGATTGCTTGATGGCTCTGAATGGAAGGTAGATGATATCATAGACAAGATGTATGATAATGAATTTTACTATGGCTATCTAGGTGCTAATTGCTTATCATCATCCTCTTGTAAGAAGCTGTGTGAAAGTGTAGAAGACTATTTGTTTGAAGATAACAAATTCAGCCCCAACCTTAAACCACTAAGAGATGGTAGATTGTTTCACGTTACGGTTTTAGAAACTGACAAGATGGATGAGTATTATGATTTCGTTGATGTAAGCACAAGAAGAAACAAAGAGTTCAAGGAAATAGCAGCTACTTCTAAAAAAGAAGTTATGTTACATAAAGAAAAACTATGGGCAGAAGATCTTAAACATAATATCCTTAAACATAGTAGGTCAAAGTATTTAATTGAAAATGGTAAGCCTGAAGTTCCAAACATAAATTATGTTTTTGGATTACCTTTTAGAGGAAAGGCTGATTTATTATGCGAGGATCGTGTTGTTGATATAAAGACCACAGGCGATATTGACAACTGGGATTACAATAAATATTTTTATGGCTACGACATACAGGCATATTTGTATATGAAATTGTTTGATAAAGAAACCTTTGAATTTGTTATAATAGATAAAAGGACAAAAAAGGTAAAGACAGATGAGGTTACAGAGGATTTTCTTAGATCAGGAGAACATAAAGTTAAAAAGGCAGTTGGAAACTATGTCAAATACTTTGCAATTTAGTAATGCCCTGTCTAAATTGTATTTTGATTTTACTGTAGAGGACTTAACACACGGCAGCACACTTGAGGAATGCGAGAGGACTTTAAAGTTTTTTGAGGACTTAGAACTGTATGAAGAATGTGAAGGAATACATTTAGCTATAAAGTCAGCGAAATTTTTCTTAGGTTTGTCAAAAATAAATTAACTATGAAATTATCACAAATTAGAGCCTTTGTTGAACAATGTACTGAAATAGACATATCAATAAAGACTAGACAAAGATCTTATGTTTATGCAAGAGCTGTATATTTTTATCTAGCGAGAAACCACACAAGCTGTGGTGTCGAAGCTATAGCTGACTCAATGGACGTGCATCACACATCAGTTTTACATTCACTAAAAAAAATAATTCCTATCATATTTAAATACGATAATCATTTAGCTAGCGTTTGTAAAAACTTCAAAAAGGAATACAAGCATTTTGTTAACAATACAAAAAAGGCAAAACAAGATTTAATAGATGAGAACATAAATCTAAAATCAGAAATCATTAAATATAAAATAATGATTGAGGATATGAATGAAAAACATAAGGCAGAGCAAGAATGTTGAGAAAGGTAAAATTAATACAGAATATAATTTGTTAGCTATATCCTGGTGTTTGAAAAACGGGTATAAGTTGTATCCACAACCAGTTGGTAAATTATATTTAATTATATTAGAATACAAAGGAGTTAAAGCTGAAAGCGACAAACTATACACAAAAAATAATTGGAGTGATAAAATCTGGAAAACATATCAACATATATACCAAACTAAATGCCTAGAAAGAAAACAGTAAGAAAGTATATGAAACCTACTGACGGTAGAAAGAATAACGGTCAGAAGCCAGGAGACGCTGTTTTAAGGCGTTCTCTGGCGACTTCTAGTAAAATGAATGTCGCTAAACGCAATAGGTCAAGATTGTTGGCTACAGACGCTATAAAACAAATATATGGATCTGAGCAAGAGTTCTGGAAACTAATAGCCGAGAATGCAAGAGACTCACAGTTTGACCGTAAGATGATCGTTGAGTATGTTTATGGTAAGCCAAAAGATTATGTTGACCTGGGTGGTAATGCAGATAAGGTAGATATATCCATAATGAATTTCTTTGAGGGTAGTAAAGAAAAAACAATAGATATAGATGAAGCCACCGAAGCTGAATAGCAAGTACCAGGCGTTTGGTAATCAATCAAGATATTTTATAGTTACAGGCGGTAGGGGCAGTGGTAAATCATTTGCAGTTAATGTATTTCTATTGTTGCTTACTTACGAAAGAGGCCACAAGATATTGTTTACCAGGTATACAATGGTATCAGCAGCATCATCTATTATCCCAGAGTTTATAGAGAAGCTAGAGCTAATGGGTGTGGTCGAAGACTTTAGAATAACTAAAGACGAGATCACCAACATAAAAACAAAGTCAAGTATATTGTTTAAGGGTATACGAACTGCATCAGGTAATCAAACAGCCGCACTGAAATCATTAAACGCAATAACTACATTTGTACTTGATGAAGCTGAGGAGCTGACAAACGAAGACGACTTCGATAAAATAGATCAATCTGTAAGAGTGAAAAATAAACTCAATAGGGTTATATTGATACTGAACCCAACTACAAAAGAACACTGGATATTTAGTAGGTTCTTCCAAAACAGGGATGTGCCTGATGGATATAACGGAATAAAACAAAACATAACATACATTCATACAACTTACTTAGACAACAAAGATCATCTATCAATATCTTTTCTCAACCAAATACAAGACATCAGAAGAAGAAGGCCAGAGAAATACGTTCATCAGATTATGGGAGCCTGGTTAGAAAAGCAAGAAGGTGTTATATTCAAGAACTGGAGGATAGGAGATTTCAATGAGAACTATGAAATATACTATGGTCAAGACTTTGGATTTAGTATTGATCCGACTGTCCTCACTAAACTCAGTATAGATAAAAAAGGTAGGCGTATATTTTGTAAAGTAATGTATTGTAAAGCTGGATTATCTACATCACAGATTGCAGACTTCAATATAAGATATGCTGGACCACAACTTATAATATCAGATAACTCTGAGCCGAGACTTATAAAAGAAGTCAAGGCGAAGGGAGTGAACATAAGACCGACCATTAAACGCAGTGGGTCTATTCTGTCTGGTATTGCATTACTACAAGACTTTGATTTAATAATAGATCCTGACTCTACGGATCTTGTTAAAGAATTAAATAATTATGTTTGGGCAACCAAAGGTCAAACTAAACCTGTCGATAAATTCAATCACTGTATCGATTCAATCCGCTACGCAGCTCAATACGCTTTAGAGGGATTTAACAAAGGCACCTACTCTATTCGTTAAACGCAGTAGGGTAATCATTAAACGCAGTAGGTTTATCGTTAAACGCAGTAGGTCAAGCAGATACACAAAAAAATAATTAACATTTTATACACAATTATTTAAAAAAGTTTTATATATTGCATCCAACAAAACATTTTAATTATGAAAGAAAAACAATTTAAAAGCAAATTAGTTGAGTGGTATCGAGATTATAGAATACCTGTTAGGGTTGAATATTGGTTAGACCCTGAGACTAATGATGTAGTTCTTGATAAACAAGAAATGAGACAGTCGCTAAGATCTGAGATGCAAAGACTTAGTAGGCTTTTAAGATTTGGTGAAATACCAGAATAAATTATTTCATTGGGTTTGTCATGCAAACCCAATGAATAACTATTAAATTAAATAATATGAATAATAAACTAAAACAATTTATAAAAGAGTCCGAGAATGGTAAAATATTCTCGGCTACCTTCATTAAGAAGGACGGAACCGAAAGGAGAATGAACGCCAGGCGTGGAGTCTCTAAAGGTGTAACAGGACAGGGAATGTCTTTTGACCCTATGTCAAAGGGATTGCTTGTTGTGTTTGATATGCAAAAGCTTGCATATAGAATGATTAACCTACTTACTTTAAAACAGGTTAATATAAATGGTAAACAAATAAAATTATGAAAAATCAAAAACCAATATGGAAAAAAAATAAATACGGAAAATGGTATAAGTTAAAACCCGTAACTGATAAGATTACGTTCATTCCTTGTGATGAGTTTGATCAAACTTACAGGTGGCAAAAAACAAATAAAGGTTACCCAGCAAAAAGATTAAAATAAATAATATAAAAACAAAACATTATGAAAATACAAGAATTTAAAAAAGCAATGAAAGAAGTTTTCGGAGATAGATATATTGATGGAGACTCAGAAGGTACTTTGAACCTCAGATCAAAAAAAGACGACTCGATTGATTTAAGAGAGTCCGCACACAAATTATTGTTCCAGGGAAACGCTAAACAAAAATTAGAAGGAGCTGGAATGTTAAAGGTGTTAGATAAGTTAAATTTAGATAATGGTAAAACAAAATAATTATGGCTACTAGATGTACAATAAAAATAGATGGCGTAAAGTACGCTAAGATTTATAAGCATTGGGACGGATATCCTGAAGCGAATTATTTATGGTTAAGTAAGTTTAACGATAGATTTAACAAACAACGAGGAGATGATCCGAGTTATAAGTTTGCTCAGTTACTTAGGTTTTCAAGCAAATATGGAAATACTTATCAATTAGACAACTCTGAATTTACTGGTTGGGGTGTTACTACTTATGACTCTGAATGTTGGGAAGAATATGAATATCATCTTACCAATAAAGAAGTTGAGGTTTATAGAGTAAACTTTGACGAGAAAGATAATCAATGCTTAGAAAGGATACAAGAGGATGAAATTAAAAGTATGATTAAAAGGTTAAATGAATCAATAGCAAAAGGTATAATATGAAAAAGAAAGAAACAATAAATGAACTTAAAGAATTAGTTTCGTTGTTTGAATACAGAGACCTGTTTACCAATGATAGTATATTAATGGTTGGAGATTTAGATAAATTAAAAAACTTAATAAATAAATTATGAAAATGAAAGACAAAATAGCTGATCTTGAAAAGCAACTTGAGTCAGCAAAAAGACATACTTATATTTATGATAGTCACACTATTGGCTGTTCAGATGGTGAACTGTATGTTGAATATGGAGACATAGATAATAATAAAACCTTAGTCTGGAATGTAGATGATATATTTCAGAGCTTAGATTTTATTGTAACACAGGTTACAAAAGAGAAGGCTAAACTATATGAATGGAGACTTAATAGAATCAAAAATTCAATTAAAGAGTTATGAGAACATTAGGTAAAATCATACGAAAATTCTTTTGTGCAAAGGGAACACAGATTTGGCTCTGTGTTCCTT